GAATAAGTATTCCTTGCCACTATCAGTTAGACAACCAACCATAACCAATCTATTGTTAGACTCAAATGGGTCAAGATGTAACTTTCCATCTCTATGTGTAACTGTATTCTCTACATCAAGTGTCAGTTTCATTTAATGTCTCCTTATGTTTAGTGAGATATATAACAGCTTTTTTAAGTCTTGTCAAGTTATCTGAAAATCCACCTAGTCCAACATTACAATGATGACATAACCAACCTCTGAAAGAAAGTGAATCATGGCAATGGTCTAACACCCAATTTTGTAATCTAGGTTGTCCATACTTTCCTATCTCTTTGATGTCTCTTTCACATATAGGACAACAGTAATTCTCATCAGGATATGGATTAGTCTTTCTTAGTTGTTTAACTAGGGAAGATTGATTACGCATACAAGTTCTACAGGTTCTTTTTATTTCTGTTTGTTTATTCTCCTCTCCTGAACTTGCATACTTCATGGCATTGAATTGGTCTATTGGTTGTTCTATGTCACACTTAATACAAACTAAAGTATCACTAGGTTCAGTAACAGGTTTCTCAAAACCAAACAAATCTTTCTGCATTACTGATACCTAGCAGTTATATAATCTAACTCGCAATGCTCAACACCATGCCATCCTGATAACTTATTCTTGACTATATTTAAGTGTCTAGCAGGACTTTCTTCTTCACCACCATCAGGATTCTTAACTGTATCTTTAGCTATAAGAACCATCAAATCGGCTTCTGCAGCTTTTCCTGTTCTACTGCCCTCCATCATAGCCTGATTGAGATATATCTTACCCTCAGCTTCAGCAGACAACTGTGACATATAAAATATAGCACACTCATGTTGTTTAGCTATCTGTCTAGCATGTATGGCATTAGCTTTCAGTGCTTCATCTGTCCTTGCAAAGCCACCTGTCCTAGCAAACTTATCTCCCATGTCTAGTACAACTATGTCAGGCTTGTATGCCTTACAGATACTTTCAACCCATGCCATGTCACGATTGGATGCATCCTTAATGTGTATATTCTTTTTCACAGGCTCATACAATTCACGTGCTTTACTTGGGTCTTTCTTTATCTGATGCATTGTCATGCCTGTAGCTGATGTTAAGTATCTAGCACCAACTCTGTGAGCAGATTCCTCGTTACATAAGATGATACACTTAGCACCTTGATGAGCAAATCCATTTGGACTAGCAATCAATGATGCATGGAAAGATGTCTTACCTGTATTAGGTCTAGCACCTACCTCAATCAAGTGACCTGCATTGACACCCTCTACCTTTCTAGTTAGACAAGGTATATTAAATGTCCATCTAGCTTCAAGGTCATTCCTTTCTAGTAATGTCTCAATGCTTATGTCATCCCACTCAACTTTTAAATTGGGAGTAAAATCATCAGCATATAACTCAAGAACATTTCTAAGAGGTTCAAGTGTGGATTTAGTACCATTAACATAGTCAAAGCCAAGATTAGCAATGTCTTCGCCAACAACTTGCTGAAACAATTTAGATAATACTTCTTGTGCGATGTCACTTCCAAGTGGCAACTCCTTTTTTATTTGTTTAAACAAACTTGAGTATGCTTGTTTCTGTGCAGTAGTCATAGATGGATTGTTAGACATAAACAATGCTTCAATCTCATCAGGTGTTACTGTTCTCTCATATCTGTCCATAGCTTTATCTATGGCAGTCTTAATCTTTCTTACGTCTTTACTGAATAGTCTATCAGGACACTTAGCACCTCTATGCTCACTGTAGAACTCCTTGTCCATTAAACTTCTTATTAATGATAATTCCATGTTGGTTACTCCTTTGGGGTTAGTTCGTGTAGTTGGTTAAAGTCTTCTTCATGTTGGTACTTCAAATCATCTTTCAATCTAAGCACCTTAACATCTCTTACGTATCCTCGCAAGTCTTTTGCAAAAGATAATATTTTGGGTAGTGCATCAGGGTCTAATGCAATTATAGCAGTTGAGAATTGTGAAAGGTATCGTTTGTGTGATTCAGCTAATGATGTACCCAACACTGCTACCCCAACATATACCTCATTGCCTACTGCGATAGCACTAACACAATCCTCAACAACTACTGCCACGTTACCACAACCATGTACAAAAGGCAAGTTATTTTTTCCATACCTTTTCCACTTAGGTAGTTTAGAACCTAGTGTTCTTCCTGTTGCATCTACCATTTTACCATCATATAATATTGGAAACACTATTCTGTCCTCTTTAACATCATAGTAAATGTCCAATGCTGATGTATCAATCTCCCATGATTTACAAAAGTCTAACACCTTTGGTCTATCTCTGTGAGGTACAACGTGGTCAGGCAATACGAAATCGTTTATGTCATCGTCTAGTACACTTGGGTCTATCGCATCTCTTATATCATCTACAGATAATCTGATACGAGTTGAACCTGATATACTACACGATATCTTATAACAATTCCATAGTAACGTGCCCATATTATTCGTAGCAGTAAAAGTTTTATATCCATTACAATTAGGACAGTTAAACCGTTTACTCTCTCCTACACTTAATTGTAAATCACTTACATAATTATATATATTCATTTATAATATACCACTTATATGTTATATAGTTCTTTGTTCGGCACGTTATCTGTGCTTATATCATACTTTTTTCGTATTGTCAATGCATTTTTTGCAGAGTCCAAAGTATTTTTCATATAAGGTTTCACAGATTGTGGATTAGCATGACCTGTTACAGACATTATCTGACCCATACTTACACCTGCTTCCACCATTTCTGTAGTACCTGTCCGTCTTAAATCAGCTATTCGTAGCTCATCAGGCAGTCCACAGAGGTTCATTGCTCGTCTAGCTACTATGGATAGCCTAGTCAATGTATAAGGCTTGTAAGACCCTCTCAGAGCTTTTGGATAGGGTGCAACATATTTCTGAAAACCGTAGTCATCTTTCTGTTGTATAAGCATTTCAAGTAAATCATCACTTATAGGCAGATGAACTGTTGCACCTCTCTTGGATTGCTCTAAGTTGAGTATCTTTTTATCATAATCTATGCTATCAAACTGTAGTAATCTCATATCTCCTATCCTTTGACACCATTCATATGCCATTTGAACAATCAATCCTAGACTTCTGTATTGAAAATCTGCATAACAGAAATCTAATAATTGCATAATCTGTTCTTTTGTCCATGTAACTTTTCTAGGCTTAGTAACTTTACACTTGAATGTAGAGAATGGATTAGTCTCAGCATAACCCATCTCCATTCCAAATGAATAAACTTTCCTAGAGGTAGCACATATATGGTTTGCCATATAAATGCCACGTTTTAGCCATACTTCATATGATTGTCTAGCAACTGCACCTGTCAATTTATTGACCTTAGTTGTATAAACAAACTTATCATCTATCTTAGTGTTCAACATTACAGATAAACAATTTGAATAATCTACTTTAGTTTTATCTGCTAACATATTGAAATCACTAGACAAATAGTACTTGTCTACTAAGCTATTTATATTCATAAGACCCACTCCATCTTGTATAGTGTCCATGTTCACACTCTACCTTAGCACCTACTATGTCAGCAAGTTGATGTTCCATGCCATCTAACTTACAGATTTGTTCATAGTCTAATGGACACTTATCGTCTGTTACTGCATTAATATTTCTTAATGTTTCTAACATTTCTAAGATTTGTCTTGACTGTTGTTGTGTCAAATTTAAAATTTTATTTATGTCTTTAAATACTATTTTCTTTTTAGTCATATAACTATACCTCCAATGCTATATAAATACATAATGCTATTATTAATAGTTTACCATAGTCTAAGTCATACTTAGTACTCTCTCCATACTTATCTTCAAAGTGTGTTATTATTCTATGCCACATTTTATTCTCCTTTCTTTCTAAGTTTTTCTAACATATTAATTGTGTTTCTAATAAGGTTGATATTACTTTTTAACTGTTCAAAATACCAACCATCTTTCTTTCTTACTGCTTCTCTTCTTAACTCATCGTGCTTATGATAATATAGTTTAACTAATACTCTTAAAGCAGAACCTATTTCTTTATTATTTAATATCAATGTAAATTCTCATGTGTGTTGATTCAGCCTTGCTCTGACCCCAATAGGTAGCACCTGTACCTCTTAACTCAGGCTTTATGTGTTGTCCACGTACTCGCATCTTATATGTCTTCTTGTTGAAGTACTTCTTCATAGTGTCAACAAACTCTTGACCATCTGTGTCAT